TTCCTGGGTGTTATTTATTCCCCAAAAGGAAAAGGTACTGTTCCAAAAGAAATGAGTTCAAGTATTAAAATTGAAACATTATATGTTAAAAATGAAACTATCCCAACCGTAGTTAAAACTGACCCAATTGTTGAAACTAAGCCGGTTGTTGAATCCAATACTAATAAATCAAAAGAAGTTGAACCAACTGAAATTAATAAAGAAGGTTATAGAGGAAGATCATATGGTTATGATATTAGGCTTTACACAAGAGAAGAATTAAAAAAATACCTTGAAAAAAATGGATTTAGGAATTTAAGTAAAGCAAATCTTTTTAAAATGAGAAGAATATGGATGGCTTATCATTATGACGAAATGCTTATGAACGTTCATATTTTAACAGACTTTCCAATTTCAATGATTTATTCGTTTTTCATTATTGAAGCAACAAATAAAGGTGTTGAAACTAATCTTTGGAGATTACATGCAAATGCTGGTGGGGGAAAAGCAATCAAAGGTTTTGGAACGGTAACTTATAAAACCAGAGAGGTTATCAAAGGTAAAAGTAAAATGATTAATGATAAATTTTATAGTGCTAAAACAACTGAACTTGGTATCACTGCCTGGGCAAGAATATTAAACTCTGGAAGATATTATGAATGTAAAAAAGCAAACTATAAGTTACCAAAGAAAGCATTGTATGAGAGTATATGCAAATGCGTATATGAATCCGGTTATCATACTGATCCCAAGTATAAGTTTAGAGTTGAATTTATGACAGAGTATTGGGAAATTAAAACAAAAAACTTTCCAATAGAAGAGTTCTAAAATAAAAACCCCCACCTCAATGTAGAAGTGGGGGTTTTTTGTTGTAAAAATCCATCATTATCACCAATTATGGTATTTAATGATGGAAATATTTAACATTATATATCTTCAAACGAAGCACCAGTAGGGGTTATAATAAATTCAAGATTTATAAATTCAAGTGAGGAACTTGGCTTGATATAGATTTTACCACTCATTGTATTTCTATCAATATCCTCTGGGTCATTTGAAACTGTAACACGGAAATCAGTAAGACCACGATCCCTTCTAATACCATCTAGGATTGGATTTACTGTATCCAAAAACTGTTGGCGGACTATCTGGTCATTTTGTTCAAAAAGTAGCCTCACAGCAACCGCAGAGATTAATTTACGTGCTTGTAGTAATAGCCTACGAACATTAATTCTGTTTAATGCTGATTCCCTAATTTGCAAGGTTTTATTTCCCCAAATTACAGTATTCACATCAGAGAATGTTGCAATTGGATTTATTCTTCCTTGATATAAAGTATCCCTATCATCTTGTGTTAACTTTAATCTTGCTTTAACTGAATTAACTAAACCCCTATTATAACCTGCTGATGCAAACCAAGGGAAAGCTACGTTGTCAGTTAATGCCAAGTTTCTACAAACTTCTGCTGTTGGTGGAATATACACTTGTGTATTATTCACTTGGTCTCTAACCAAAATCCAAGGGTAATAAGTTGCTGTATAATTTGAATCAATGTTTGTTTCCTCCAATGATACAATAGATTCTTGTGGGTAAATAACATCATTCACATTTGTTGTTAAAAGATTTGCATCAGGTGTTGTAACAATATAAATAGCATCTGCTCTATCAGTTTCAACCATATCAATGGCATTTTCAACCAAGTTGCTATTATTCACATAATCTATGCCTGGGGTAACAAACACATTTATATTTGTTGATTCTGGATTTTGGAATGTTAAAATTCCTTTGTAATATGCATAATAATCTGTTGTTGCAAAATCAACAGTACCATCACCTTCTGTTATTTCCTTAAATGTTCCTTGACCAGTTGCAGCAGCATATTTGCCAGGAATAGATAATGCTCCCCTCATGTAGTCTGTCCCACCAATTTGATAAGAATCACCATTTGTTCTTTTTTCAGAATAAACATCCCAACCATCAAATCCACCTTCAAACATCAATGTAAACTTTCTTGAATATAGGTAATAGTATGGACTTGTATTATCCTCTGGTTCAACATTGAAACTTCCTGTACCAACCTCAAAAGCTGTTTGACCACTTGTTGTATAAGCATTTGCAATGGTAACAACTGTTGCACCTGAATCCATATGGAAACCTTTTGTAACCACATTCCATTCTGACCCATCTGCAATAATGCTATTTGGATTTTGTTTTCCCTTATAATTTAATAATGAATTATCATATCCATAACTTGTTGAGAAACCAAGATATGTCCTTTTAACATTGTCAGCAGGAACAGTATTTGATGATGCAAATGGCTCATTATATACCACCTCATTATTGAAATAATATTTTGTCTTATATAAAACAGTTGGGGATAATTTTGTTCCGTACTGTCTGTGGGGATAACCCATAAAACCACAAGGGATTGCATCAGATGGGAATTCATCTCCCATTTCAAGCATAATATATTTTGAAACTAAATTATATTTGCCATCACTTGTTCCAATCTTCTTACCAATGAAAGAATTTTGTGTTTCATCCAATGTGCAATTTGTAAATTTCTCCAATACAACTGGTGCAGTATCTGAGTCATAAAAACTTCTAACCAATACATCAAATGTTCTATTCTTGAATGACATATTAATGATTGAAATCTTTACTTCTGTATTGGCATTATTTCCATCAGAAATTGAAATAAATTTGAATAAATTATAAACCTTATTTCCTCTCAATTCAGAAACCACAAATGGTGTCTTTGGTGATTGATATTTTTCAAGATACCATCCAATTGAGGTTGAAGGGTTTGTTGTTGTTCTTGCTGATGGTAGATAGGTTAAATTGGTTTTCAATCCTCTAATATAACCAAGTTTATATGCTTGATTCAATAAAGTTGGATAATGCTCCTCAACAAAAATTGGAACATCATTTCTATCTTTTCCAAAATTATCTGTTCCCAATACATTTGTTAAATAATTTGAATTTGTTGGTCTTAATGAAACATTAAATGTAAAGTTTGAATTTCCTGTTGTATTCCCACTTAAAACAAAATTTCCAAATGGATCACCACTCATTGTTGTGCTATTTGCTCCATCAATTGTTAAAGTATTACCTGTTAAAGAATAAATTTGACCATGATTAGTGGATGAATAACTTGTGATACCTCTTGACCTAATGGTTGCAACAACCATATCACTATAACCTGTATAGGCTGTTCCAGAGAACACATAAGTGTTTCCCGTAACTGTTCCTGTAAATGACCCACCAACTTGATTCCAAGAAGATGTGTTGTAATAAAATGAATAACCTCCATACACATTACCAGATGTATTTGTGAATGTGGCATAATTCCAAACATCATTTTCATCAACAGGTGTTCCATTTGAATTTAATGCAACAGTTGTTCCAAAGTAGTTATAACTTGTTAACCCTGATTGTGTTGAACCTGTTATTGAATTATACACAGATACTGGCAATGAACCATATGTTGACGTCTGACCTGTTAAGGTGTTTGAGCCTGCCACATTATTTGCAAATGCTTTTAAATCATCATAGAAAGTTGATACTGCACCTGTGCTATTTGTATAAGTGTCAGATGAGAATATTGTAGAACTTATAGCATTTGGGTAAGTTGCTGTTGAGATTACAAATGTTCCAGTTGTCCCAGTTGTTCCTGTAAATGAAATGGAAAAACCTGGACCAACACCAGTTGTTCCTGTTAAACCAATGGTTGAATTATTTACATTTGCAATGGTTGTTATTGACCATGATGGACCAGCATCATAACCAGATAATCCAAGAACTCTTGTAACATACATTTGATTTGATTGCTGTAAATATGATTTTGCAATATATGCAGATTCATATTTTGGTATTTGTGTGTTAATATACTTTTCAGGGGATGTGCTGCCAAAAAAAGTTTGAAATTCATCATAACTTGTGATAAAGATAGGCTCAAATGCGGGGCCTTTGATCGTCTCACCGACCATTCCTAATGTGGTTACACCAATACTCTGTGATACAAAACTTAAATCTGTTTCAGAGGTATATACACCAGGAGATACGAATACTTTTTGATTTGCCATTATTATTTTTTATTTATTCATATAAATATCTAAAAAAAAATCAAAAACTATTACTCCTTTATTAATCTAATGGGAAAACCATCTTTTTTCCACATGCCACCTTTTCCAAATTCATATCCGGAAAACAAAAACACATATTTGCATAAATTTTCATCAATGGATTCTTGTGTGAAATAAGGCGACAATAAATCTAATGCAAAGTTTCCATCCATATGTCTAAACCCTGTTGGTTTTGCATTAAAACCAAATTCATCTGTTCCACCAACATTAATGGTTGTTTCAATCCCTTCCATATTCTGCGTGATTGCTGTCCATCCATTAATTGATTTTAATTTATGTCCGGCAACATCATTACCATTGGCAAAATTAATTAATATATTCCAATCATTATTATTTGGAACTCTCCATCCAGTAGGTGCTACATTTCTATTATCTGTAATAACCCAATAATTATAAAGATAATCATTGTTTTCATTGATGCTGTATGCTGGTGATGTTAATTCACTCCATTCAGTAATGTTTGGTACAAATGGAATGTCATCACCATTTCTAAATTTTGTTATTGCTGCATTTTCTGTGGACCATATTTGAGATCCAATTTGAATTTCATTCATAATTTTTTATTTAAGATTATTTTATAATTATATATATTAGAAATATAATTTAATTTGTTATCTATTAAAGAAATCATTTTTTTTCTTAATTTAAAAGTTTTATACGCTCTAAACAATCCTAAATATGAGTTTATTGAAGATACAATCTTTTTTAAATCATTTTTATTGGGGTTCTTATTTAATATATAGTTTGCTTCTCTTATTTTTTGAAAAAAATTACCTTTTGTTGAATTTTTAATGTAAATTCTATTTGGTTTGATATATGAACCCAAAAATGTAACACCTTTATTATAGTGTTGTAGGTATATTTTCTTTGGATGAATATTCAATAGTAAATTTGTTCCCAAAAAAACTTTAATTTTTTGTATTAAAGAAATTAAATTATCCCTATTATTATCTATAATGATAAAATCATCAACATATCTACCATAGTATTTAACACCCATCTTTTCCAAAATCCACTTATCAAATAAATTCATGTAAAAATTTGCAAAAACTTGACTAGTTAAATTACCTATGGGTAATCCAAATCCTGGCAACATACCAAATAATGATTTTGTTTTTGGTAGTGATGACCATTCAGATTTATTTCCTTTTATTATGCAATTTTTAACAGGGTTATTATAGATTACTTTTTTGGTTAGAAATATTATCAAATCTTTATCTGAATCAAAATAATTCTCTTGAGTATATGAGTATAACATTTTATA